GCTACGCTGGAGGAATAAACAATATGCGCATCATTGGTAACGCTGGAAAAGCGAGAGAAGTACAGGCCGTTGCCAGTGGTGTGTTGTCCACGGGTGACACTGTTGTAGTGAACGCTGATGGGACTGTTAGTGTTGTTGCTATAAGTAGTGCCAGCCAAGCACTTGGCAGCAACACTGTGTTTGAAAGTGCCAGCACTGATTATATTTCGTCAAGCTACGATGCTAACGCTCAGAAGCTAGTTTTGGTTTACAGGGACAGAGGTAACTCCGATTACGGAACGGCAATCGTTGGCACGGTATCGGGAACCAGTATTAGTTTCGGAAGTTCTGTCGTCTTTAATTCAGCAGAAGCTCGACATATCACTACTACTTATGACGCTAATGCCCAAAAGCATGTGATAGCATATAGAAATGAAGGAAACTCCTCTCGTGGAACAGCGATAGTAGGTACTGTGTCAGGGACATCTATCAGTTTCGGAACGCCTGTTGTTTTTGACTCTGCGGGTTATTCTGATTTTTATTCTTCGACTTATGATTCAAATGCTCAAAAAGTAATTCTTGTTTTTAGAGATGCGGGAGGCACAAACAGGGGTTATGCTTATGTCTGCACTGTCAGTGGCACAAATATTAGCTTTGGTTCTGTAGGCACATACACTACTAATAGCACCCGGTATATGTCAGCTACGTTTGATAGCAGTTCAAACAAGGTGGTAGTTGCCTACAATGACAATGGCAATTCTCAAAAAGGCACTGCCGTTGTTGGCACTGTAAGCGGAACAAGTATAAGTTTTGGAACGCCTGTTGTTTTTGAGGAAGGGCTAACCGTATATATAGGCGCTACATTTGACAGTAACTCAAACAAAGTTGTTATATCTTATAAAGATGAAGGCAACTCTAATCGTGGCACTGCTATAGTCGGAACTGTATCTGGTACATCTATTAGCTTTGGAACTTCCGTTGTGTTTCAATCATCCTCAACAAATTGGACTTCGGTGGCTTATGACGCTGCCGCTCAAAAAGTTGTTATATCGTATCAGGACCAAACTGATCCTAAGTACGGTAAACTTATTGTCGGAACCGTAAGCGGCACTTCTATAAGTTTTGGCAGCGCCGTTACTTTTGTAAGTTCGTCAGAAATAGAATATACATCAACTACTTATGATTCTAACGCCCAAAAAGTGGTTGTCTCTTATAGAAACCCCGGTAATTCTGATTATGGTACATCTGTTGTTTTCCAAGCGGCATACAGCAACACCAACCTCACCTCAGACAACTACATCGGCACAGCCGCTACAGGCGCACCTGATGGCCAAGGCGCTAAGATCAACATCAAGGGCGCTGTGGACGAGAACCAATCTGGCTTGACCGCAGGTCAGAGTTACTACGTCCAGACGGACGGCACGCTGGGGACGACACCAGCAGACCCAGGTGTATTCGCTGGCACTGCTGTATCTGCAACCAAACTTATCGTGAAGGGCTAAGACATGGCACTAGATACCATTCCAAAGCAAGAGGGCGGTAAGCTCAAGGCCGTTGCATCTGGGACACTGCCAAGCGGTAAGCCTGTTGTTGTGAATGCAGATGGGACTGTGAGTGTTATTTCAAGTTCTAGCACCTCTGAGTCTGCTGGATCGGATACAGTCTTCACCTCTGGTATTACGCCAAATAGCACTGCGGCTGTATATGATACCAACTCCAATAAAGTTGTGGTTTTTGTAGCTACAACAGGCACTGGTTATGCTTACGTTGGAACAGTTAGCGGAACATCAATCAACTTCACCTCTGGTACAAACTTTGAGTCTGGATCGGCCACTTTTGTAAAAGCTGCTTATGATCCAGTATCAGGAAAAATTTTAGTGCTATGGCAAACGGCTTCTCTCTTTAAGGCAAGGATGGCTACGGTAAGTGGTAGCTCCATTTCATATGGCTCTATTGTGACAGTAGATGCTGATAAATTAGAAGAAAGTGCCATTGCTTATGACACTGTAAATCAAAAGTTTGTTATTGCATACACGGATTGGACAAACAATAATAGATACGGCACGGCTATAATAGGCACAGTCAGCGGTACAAGTATTAGTTTTGGAACCCCAGTAATCTTTAGATCAGCAAGAACAGACGCTACTTTTGCGTGTGTTTATGACGTATCTTCTGGTAAGACTGTTATTGCGTATAGTGAAGTAGCAGGATCAAATAACATAAATGCCATTGTAGGAACCATTAGCGGCACATCAATTAGCTTTGGAAGTGCGGTTACAGTTTCTACAACGGGATCATATACGACTGGTGTGTATGACTCCGCTTCTCAGAAAACTGTTATTTTTTACAAGAATAGCACAGGCAGAGCCAGAGTCGGCACAGTATCTGGCACATCTATTAGCTTTGGTACAGAAGCTGTCTTTGGAACCAACCCCGCCTATATCAGCACTGTGTACGATACAACGGCACAAAAAATTGTTGTTTCTTATCAAGAAAACTTTGCCACTACCGAAATGCAATCTGCGAAAGTTTCAGGCACTGATATTACTTTTGATAGCCCCCTAGAAGTTTCAAATAGTGTCTACACAGATGCTCTTTCTTCTGCGTATGACCCCGACACAGGTAAAGTAATCTTGACTTACAAAGACAATGGCAACTCTAACAACGGCACTTACTTTGTTTACCAAGCGGGTTACACCTCCACCAACCTCACCTCAGAGAACTACATCGGTATATCTGGTGGAGTGGTGAACTCTGAAACAGTAACGCAAGCTCTTGGCTCAGTGGTAGATATAACTAATACCCAGCCTGAATACTTTGCTTTAGCTTTTGACGAAACCGCAGGTAAAGTTGTTGTTGCATACAAACTGGGAAGCGCACCTGAGCATGGGTATGCTGCTGTAGGGACTGTCAGCGGAACCTCTATAACATTCGGCACGCCTGTGGCTTACACAAGTTCCGCTTTGCAAAGTGCTTCTCAGTCCATAGCATATGACGCTGTTAATAACAAAGTGGTAATATCCTTCACGCTTCAAGGCGGGGGAAACCGCTATGGAACAGCAATCGTTGGTACAGTTAGTGGAACCAGCATATCATTTGGATCAGCAGTTACTTTTAATGCAGGAGTTACTGCATGGATTACCTCTGTCTTTGACTCCAGCAGCAACAAAGTTGTAATTTCTTATAGTGATGGGGGGAACTCGAACTACGGCACAGCAATCGTTGGTACTGTCAGTGGGACCAGCATTAGCTTCGGAACAGGAGTTGTTTTTGAGAGTGCCGAAGCAAACTATTCCGGTTCTGCTTTTGATAGCGTCAACAACAAAGTTGTACTTTCATACAGAGATAATGGAAACTCAGGTAAGGGTACAGCAATCGTTGGTACTGTCAGTGGGACCAGCATTAGCTTTGGCACGGCTGCACTATTCAACAATGCCAGCACCTACTGGACAAACGCAACCTTTGACAGCACAAACGGAAAAGCTGTTGTGGTGTACAATGATGACGGCAACTCTAATTATGGAACCGCCGTAGTAGGGACGGTCAGTGGCACAAATATTAGCTTTGGATCAGAGGTTGTGTTCCAAACCTCTTCAACCCAAGCCCCCGTTGCGGTTTTTGATAGTAGCGTCGGGAAAGTAACAGTTGCGTATCGTAACTCAGGTAACTCAAACAATACTACTATTGTACCTGCTACAGTTAGCGGAACGTCAATCAGCTTTGACACAGCAGTGGACGTTGGGGTGGTTAATGGTGGCGGGGAGAGCATTGGTATTGTATTTGACTCTACTAACAACAAGATTGTAACCACGTTCAAGGATGACACCGCAAACGACAACAGTGCTGTTGTGTTCCAAAACGCAGGGACTATCACCACCAGAGGCCAAGTCGCAAGTGGTGGCGCGGCAACCGTTGACATCGTAGGCACTGTATCCACAAACCAATCAGGCTTAACCGCTGGTCAGCAATACTTCGTCCAGACAGATGGCACGATAGGCGAGACCCCTGCTGACCCAAGCGTCTTGGCGGGAACGGCAATATCTGCTACAAAGATGCTAGTGAAAACATAAGGCGAAACCATGCCGCTAATCCCGCTCAAACTCCCCGCTGGCCAGTATCGCAACGGCACTGACCTTATGTCTCAGGGCCGCTGGCGGGACATTAACCTCGTCCGCTGGCATGAGGATGCTCTGCGTCCTGTTGGCGGCTGGCGGCAGCGAGCGTCTGTTGACCTAAACGGCGTTGTCCGATCCATGATCGCGTGGGAAGAGAATGACGGCTTACGTCAAGTGGCGGCGGGAACGTACAACAGCCTGTACGTTATCAACGCAAACGGAACAGCGACTGACATTACACCCACTGGCTTAACCGCAGGGCGCATCGACGCAAACATCAACACGGCATACGGCGGCGGTTTTTACGGCAACGAAGAATACGGCTTGCCACGCGCTGACACTGAAACCATCCTCCCGGCGACAACTTGGTCTTTGGAGAATTGGGGCGAGTATTTGCTGGCCATGTCATACGATGACGGCAAGCTGTACGAGTGGCAGGGTGACGTTCTGACTGACGCCGCGCTGATCGCAAACGCTCCCACAGATTGCACTGGCATGATGGTGACGGAAGAGCGATTTGTTGTGTGCTTCGGCGCAGGCGGCGATCCGCGCAGGGTGCAGTGGTCAGATCGCGAGGATAACACAACTTGGACGCCCGCAGCTACGAACGAAGCTGGTGACATAAACTTGCAAACCAACGGCGTTATCTTGGCGGGGCTGCGCACACGCGGCCAGTCGCTCATTCTGACCACAGAAGACGCCCACACATTGACTTACTCCGGCCCTCCGTTTGTGTATGGAGTGGAGCGCGTTGGCACCTCCTGCGGGCTTATCGCGGCCCGTGCGGCGGCTTCTGTTGACAACGGCGTGATCTGGATGGGCTTGCGTGGCTTCTTTGTCTACTCTGGCGGAAGGGTTCAGAGCATCCCGTGCGATGTGGCTGACTATGTATTCAGCGACATTAATAAGGACCAGCGTTCAAAAGTGTCTTGCGTGGTTAATAGCGCGTGGAACGAAATCTGGTGGTTCTATCCAAGCGCAGACAGCCTTGAATGCAACCGCTACGTTGCATATGACTTTGTTGAAAACATCTGGATCACAGGCGAAATGGATCGCACCGCTGGCGTTGATCGCGGCGTGTTCCGTTACCCAATGTTCATTGCAAGCGATGGTGAACTATACGAGCATGAAATCGGCTATAGCTACGGCTCCAGCACTCCTTACGCTGAAACCGGGCCTATCTCTATTGGTTCTGGCGACAACCTGATGAATGTTGTTGAGCTTATCCCCGACGAGAAAACGCAGGGCGATGTGACCGCCACGTTTAAAACGCGTTTCTATCCGAATGGCGCTGAGAGCCAATACGGGCCGTTCAACATGAGCAACCCGACTTCGGTTCGCTTCCAGGGGCGTCAGGTGCGTATGCGGGTTGAGGGTAGTGTTGCAACGGATTGGCGTGTCGGCATTATGCGGCTTGATGCGCGGCAGGGCGGGCGTCGATGAGAGTTGTCCCGCCAATTACCTTTGACTTATCGGCGTGGGCGGAAAATCTGCGCCGCTACCTTGGCAAAGCTCTAAACCAGCTTGACTCCAAGGATGCGTCCGTGTCGGCGGCAGAGGATGGCGTCTTGCTCTGGGATCGCGAAGAGGGCTACCCGGTGGTCTCTAAGAACGGCGAGTGGCGTCAAGTTGTGCTTGAGGATGGCCACGGCGACTTTTACATTGCGGCAGACGTAACGGCGGCGAGCGCAAACACAGAGTACAAATTAACCTACACAGCCGAAGCCTCAAACAGCGGCATTACTCTTGGCACACCAGCAACTAGAATTGTGTTTGAGGAAGCTGGGGAGTACGTTATAGCCTTCTCTGCGCAAATTTCATCTACGTCAAGCAGCACAGTTCACTTCTACTTTTGGCCAAGCGTTAACGGTACAGACATTAACAACAGCGCGATGACAACTGCACTGCACCAAAACAACGCAACTTTGATTACGTCTCGGACGCAAATATTCACGGTGGCAGCCAATGATTACCTTGAAGTCAACTGGATGGTGGACAGCACTGCTGGTTTTTTAAACGCCACAGCGGCTGCGTCCCCTGTGCCAAATATTCCGGCGTCCACACTGTCGATTACGAGGCTGCATGGATAAAGAGCTAGACAGATGCAAGCCTTGGATTGAGGCAGCTTTAAGCTACAGCGGCGGCACTCATGGATTTGATGATGTGGTCGCTGGGTTGCAAAAAGGCACGTTGCAACTGTGGCCTACGCCAAGGGGGTGCATAGTCACTGAAATAGTGGTATATCCGAAGAAACGTGTGCTAAACGTCTTCTTAGGTGGCGGTGAATTGGACCAGATTTTAGATATGCACGATGATGTGATAGAATGGGGCAAAGCTCAGGGTTGCAGCGCTCTAACAATGTCTGGCCGATACGGCTGGAAGAAACCATTAAAGGCACACGGCTGGGAAGCTCATCATGCCTCATACATTAAGGAGTTTGAGTAATGTCAGGCGGAAAAGGTGGATCAACATCCTCAACGGTTACGATACCTCAATATATTGAGGACGCAGCAAAAGCGAACCTTGCCAAAGCTGAAGAGATTTCAAAAATTGGCTACACGCCATATTACGGTCCAGACGTTGCCGCGTTTACTCCAATGCAACAAGCAGGCTTTCAGAACACAGCCGGAATGGCTGATGCGTTTGGTTTAGCTGGAGGCGGAACTGGCATGGAGGGTATGCCTACGCCGACTACATATGTGGGCGGTATCCAGGGGTATTCGTCTGCCCCGATATTCGAGCAATCTATGGCTGAGCTTGAAGCTCGCCGCCCCGGACAATACGCTGCAATCAATGCTCCCTTTATTGACCCCGTCACTGGCGCGCAGCCAGTGGCTCCATACGGAACTGGCGGGGCTGATGCTGCTGCGGCAGCTGGCGCTGGGTATGCGGCTGGCACAGATTACACGCAAGCCGCTGGCGGCTCAGATAACACTGGGGCGATGACCGTTGATGAGCAAATGGCAATGTTCCCTACGGCGACGGGCGCAGACACAGGAGCTATGACTGTGGACCAGCAAAACGCTAGCTTTGGCCTTTCGCCATCCGGCACAATATCCGCTGCCCTTCCGGGTGGCGTGAATGACCGAAACTTAGGTAAGCCCGTAAACCAATTCATTGCAGGGGCAACAAGCCCGGTCCAGCAGTCAGGTGCGCCAATAAGCAGCTCCAGACCCGTTAGTAGAGACTCATCGGGTACAAGCGACACTGGCAGCTGTGTAGTGGCGACACACGCAGTTAACTCAGGTGCATTTTCCCCGGCCACCAAGCGTGAGGCTGTTGTGTGGTGCATGAACGCGCTGCACGGTAAGTGGTGGGGCGAGGCTGTACGGCGCGGTTATCGTTACTGCGGCAATAAGAAAATCGAGCAAGGCAAGGCGCGTGAGCATTACGGAGAGTTCCGTCGTTACATTGACTTTGCTAGCGGCAAAAAGCGCACGCTTCGTGGCGCACTGACGTTTACGTTCCGAACTGCACAGTTTTTTGCAGTCGGCCTAGTTAAGAAGGACGCATAAGATGGGTAGTTCAGCAGCGGGAAGTCCAAATGCCCTT